AGAAACAGGTTCACCTGTGATAGTTGAGATAGTGGCACTTACTCCATCTCCACCAGTATCAGTATTATCAAATAATAATCTATCATTGACTTTATATCCTTGTCCACCACCTTCTACAAGGAAATCATTAATATTAGTTGATGAATATTGGTTGGTAGCTGCAACTGTTAATGATTCTGCAGTTCCACCACGAATTGTTGGATAGTAACTAAAGTATCCAATACCATCTTCAATATATTGAAGAACTTCTCCACTTTCTAATGTTATTAATGTTGTACTATCTTCCATTGCTAGTACAAAGTCAATTCTTGAATCTAACGCTTTTCTCTTTGCAGTAACATTGTCAGTTCCGAGATATGGTGCTCTATAACGAATAGCATCTTCAGTAAAGTTTTTCTGCAGTCCATTACCATTCCAGTTAATTTCATCTGCTTCTGAATAGAAATTAGGTCCTACAAAGTATGGAAACTTAGGTGCACCACTAACGCCATCAATTGTACAGAAATAAGCATACACACCATTAGGATACTCTGGAGTTACGCAATATCTACCATTATAACGGTCTAAATCACCCAGACCTTCCACATACTCATAATCTTCAATAAACGTTCCCATAGGGTCTGTCAGACCGCTTAGAAGGGCATCTCTAGATGCTTTTATTCTATAACTACTACCTGGTTGAATATAAGAATTATATGGGTTCTGGTTTTGTGGATCTTCAAATCCATAAGGTCCATATATTGGATGTCCATCATATGCCCAACCTATAATAGGAGAATGTCCTGTAGGAGTCTGTTCTATCCATGGAGAGGGATCTTGTACAGTAGGAATTCTAGTTTCAATACTATCTCCCAAGTAATATCTAAGATTTTCTGGATTGTAGAAATATCCATATTCACCATCATAAATTCCAATATTTTCTCCCCTTACAACTGCACCAGAAGCATCGTCTACAACTTTTCTATCTGTAAAAATAGCATTAGGGTCATTCTTTTTAATCTCATCTGCAGTAGCTGCTTCATTATAAGTCAATGAGGTCAAATTGGTTGTAAAACTAGCACCTTGACCAGGATACACAATACTAATCTGAGTATTACCTGTTGTATACCCAACTCCTTTATTTGTTACAGTAACTGATGTAACTTGTCTAGTAGTTGAATCTACAACAGCAAATGCAGTAGCACCAACTCCATCTCCAGTAATAACAACATCTGGAGAACCAAAGTAATCTGCACCACCAAATGTAACAATAATACTCTCAATCTTTCCATTAAGAATAGATGCATAACCTACAGCACCACTACCAGATTTTAAATTAATATTTGGTTCATAAGTATACTGAGCTCCTGGATCTATAATGTTTATTGCATTAATAGGTCCACGTACAACAGCACTAGCAGCAGCACCTACACCGTTGCCACCACTGATTGATATGTTAGGTAATCCTGCAGCTTTTGTATAACCAGCACCTGAATATGTTACTGCAATACCAGTTACCCTACCATCAGTAATTTGTGCGACTGCAGTTGCTTGTGTACTGTTAGGTGCACCACCACCAGTGATAGAAACGATAGGTTGAGTAGTATATCCCCCTCCACCGTTAGTTACGTTGATAGCAATAATTCTACCATCAATAATAGCTTCTGCTGCAGCACCTAAACCTAAAAATTCCCAATCAATAGTTCCGTATCTAACAGTACCAGTTGCATGTGTTGGGTATGTGAGTTTATCACTCACACCAGGATTCTGTGCCCTATACCTTCGTGATGTGCCTTGGTATGCAGTCTGACTAGCACCACTAACTGCATTACTAATATTTGTATATTCTCTGTTGAGTGTTAATTCTCCTGTGCCAGATGCAACTGCTATTACTAGATATGACTCTGGGTGATCTGCAGTTCCAAATTTCACATAGTTACCAACTGTAATACCATGTGTATTATTTGTTGCCTGAACAAGATTGCTATTGAATGTAAGAGTAAATGTAGTTCCAATTATACTCGAATACTCAATATGTTTTCTAATAACACCAGTAGCATAGGTCGTATTTAACTCATAATCAGGTTCAAACTCAACTGTAGGTGGGTTTTCGATATCATATCCATCTCCACCTTCATTTTTTGTGATAGAAGCAAGTCCACCAAACTTTTTAGTATTATCACCTTTATATGAGAAAAATGGAACTCCATTTACACCAATTCCAACTTGACCAATAGGAGTTGGTGTTTTTGTACTCTTTGTTGAAGGAATTAATGGAATTCTCTTTAAATATCTTTGATTTCCTGGATCTGGATCTCCTACAGAGAAAGGACCTATCTTATGCGATGGTATACCTGTACTAGCGACGATTGCATGGTCAGATGACTTATATACGTTCTGTACATCAGCAGTATACTTGGAAATTAGATTATTGATAGATGTATAGACACTTGTACCAAATGCAAACTCTCTGGAGATAAAAAATTCATCATCCGTTGCTAATATGGGTTGACTAGGTGCACTGCTAAGAATAAACTCAAATTTGAACTCATCTACGATACCAATAACATCATGTTCATTATTATAGATGTCTTCGGCAGCATTTAGGATTCTAACCTTATCATCTCTTCTTAAACGATGTTTTTCCTTAGTAGTAACTGTAACACGAACAGAACCATTAGGAGCAGGTGTTGCTAACTCTGCTGTAACCCCTCTAAGTGCTTTTCTGACGTTATATTGAAAAGAACTCCATATTGGGTCAAGATTATCAAAACCAGGTGCTAGAGGGGTTGTAACTTTACTATCAGGAAGGTAATATTTACCACCTCCAGTTAAATTAACTCCTCTTGTTCCACCAAAGACTTTTATTTGAATATCAGACCCATCTACATTACTTTTACCGTAAATTCGGAATGCAGCAAACGCTTCTTGACCTGCAATGTGTTCATCGGCAATTGTACCCTCTCTAGCACGTACACATCCGATAAACTGGTTAACTGTTTTACTTGCATATGTTATTATTTCATCTTGAACCCTAAATCGACCATTTAACTCTGGCCACCCTAAAGTACTATCAACTGTGATCGTTGTAAAGTCTAATGCATTACTTACATCTGATGCAATAGTGGTTTTGTAAGGTGTTACAAATGTTCCTGAAGAATTATTGGTATCTACGTCAATTTCATAGATTTCTCCTGAAGAAGTGAAAACTTTCTGAACGCCTTTAACGTAAATACGTGCTTCATTGACATATGGGTCACTTGGATCATCTTCTTGGTATAAAACTTCCCCAACTAGTTCCATAGGGTTACCAGAAACTGATGTAGCACGAATTACCTCTCTAGAAGTGTAAGATGCATCCGATGGTTTGAAGATTCTGTCTCTTGGGTATGAAACTTCTGAATCTACGCCAAAAAGTGTTCTCAAAACGAATTGGAAAGACCTAGTTGTGCCCTTTGACGCATAAAAGTCCTTAATTCGCTTAATTACAGTAGCTTCAGTGACTCCATCTGCAAAATTCTTTGGATAAGTGGACAAATACTGATCTTTGAACTGTCCCAACATAAAAAGTGGGAAAATATTGTTCAAATTGATAACTTTTGCCCCTAGAGCATGTTCAGCAGAAGCTGTTTCGGCAAAAAGGTACTGACTCACGTTTCCAACCGCTTTTACTGCGTCAAAACCCCTAGAACATTCATTAAAAATGGTTTGTCCCTTGTTTTTGTAATAAATGATCTCATCATCTATCAATAAAAGACCTTCAGAAGGGAAATCACGAGTTGTAGTAACGTCAACAGTTGTAGAAGTAGTTGACATTGAAGAAATTAACTCAGTCTCAACGACTAAGTTTCCATAATTATCAATATTGTAATAATCACCCCAGTTGTTGATTACATCAAAACAATATCCCTTTAATTCTTGTGACTTATAGTATGCTTTAACAAATTCTATAAACGTAGGATATTGATCCTGAATAAATGACGCAAACTGTCCAGGAATATTATGGGATATTTGTGATCTAGAATCAGAAGCAACCTCGGACGGTACAGGTTGAGTTGTAACCGTCGTGGTTGGCGTAGTCCACTGACCGACCTTCCAAGATGATTGATTAGTTGCCATTCGTGTTAACTATAACTGGACTCTGGTATAACTCCTGTACCAGAAAGATTTGCACCACTACTGATAGTGTCCTCTAGAACATTAACAGTCGTATTATCTATACCTAATGTCAAATAGGTTTCTCGTAGAGATATTAAGTCATTTGATTCTGGAACTGAACTGAGTTGTAGTATATTTCCAGAAGCAATAGTAGATGTAATGATAAGATCGTTAATTACAATCTCTCCCATAGCATAATCAACAGTACCCCAAGAACCACCAATGTACTCTTTCTCACCAGTTCCTTTAATGTAGTAGAGTCTTAATAAACCTGCACCATCATCATTGAGGAAATATGTATTAACTGTATCACCAGCAATAGCAAATCCTGAAGAAGAAACAGTAGGTTGTGTGGACGTTCCTTGGTTAATGCGGTTACCATAGCATATTTTATAGTTCACTCGTGCGTTCAGAGTCACTATAACGTTCTTTCTCATCTTGAGACGAGTGATATTTGAAGTAATTGCGACATCTGCACTATCAATTATACTCTGAAGCTTAGAATATTTGAATTTTCCACCAAATTTATTAAATTCAGACCCAGAATTAAGTGCAGTAAGAACACCAAGTATCGCATTTTTGATCTGAGGTGAAGTTTTCCGTGTAATATTGGGGTTAAAGTACACAAAAGTATCAATATCAATGTATAAAACAGATGGATCAATGAGTGTAGGTTGAACTGCTGCTACAGAATACGCTCTAAGCTCCTTCAAAACAACATTTTTCTCTGAAAGTGATAATTTATCTGCATTTTTAGGTTTAATTGCTAAAAATACCTTACCATATTGAGGTGGTTCCGCTTCTTCACCACCATAACAAGCGATTGATGCTACATTTGGGTAAATATTTGGAATAATTGCTTCATAATCCTGTGTTGAGACTGCTCTACCAAACGCAGAATAGAATTTTGGTGCGGAAAACTTGATTGCTTCCGTAGATTCCGCAAATTTACCCCCTTCTGGACGTGAAGTTAACGAAATTACGATTCCAGAAGTTACAGATTGACCTTCATCATCAATAAATGTCGCAATATTGTCAAATTGAAGCAATCCATTCGCTGAAGGACCATTAGAAGTGGTATATCTAGCACTAATTACGTCTCCATTTAGCAAATCTCTACCAACAATTCCATCTCCGAACATAATTTCGGGTCTTCCATACTCAGATTCTTCCAAAAAGAAGACTTTTGATGTAGAATCTATCTTTGTAATGTCTGTTGCCTGCAAATAACGCTCTGTGACAGTTCCAGAAGTGACTTGAACACGTAAAGTAGAGGTATCTGCTCGATCATTTGTTAAAATAAAACGCTGTCTTTCTGTAGTATTGCGTACAAAAGTATCTTCAAGGAAATTTCCTTCAAATAATTCAATTCCAGTGAAGGATGCAATCCCTGTTTCGCTATTTACAGGCTGAACTACATCTTGTCCGATTGAAAAAACGAAATTATTATTGTCTAAACCTGTAAAATTAACTACCAATCCCTTCTGTAAAGTAACTCTTTCAGGATATCCTTTAGTAATTACGCCTTGTGCGTTGGTTGTAACCTGTGTTTGTACTGCAATATCGACAACACACTTACTAGAACGTGCAGAACGAGGGGTATAACCAAGCATTCTTGCTAGTTTTACAACATTTTCACGTAAAACTGCCGTTTCTAGGAACCCTTCATTAACTGCAAGGTTAGCATTTACACTTGTGTAGTAAGTATTATAAGCAAGAGTATCTAAAAGTACCGTCATTGACGATCCTTCAAAATCATAATCGCTAAATTGAGATTGTGATTGTAGATAATTTTTAATTTGTGCCTTGATTTGGTTAAATTCTAAGGCATTGACCTGTTGAAATGACATTATGGTTTCAATGCAAGCTCTAGTGAATCTACTTTAGGAGGTATACCTATCATTACGTATCGAACTGATACATCTAAGTTGTTACGATCCTCTGTCCATTTAACTCTAGTTTCTAAATGAACAACTCTTGGTTCGTGTATATTAATTGCTGTTGCAATTCTTTCTTGTATATCAGCTCTAATATTAGGACTAGCATTCTCAAATAATAGTCCAATGATATTACCACCAAATTTGGGATTGAAAGGTTTCTCATAAAAATTATACATTACGATATTTTTAACAGATTCCTTGATGGCTGCTTCATTATTCAGTGACAACACATCGTTTGTCACCGCATTCTTTTCAAAAGTCAATGAGAAGTCACGAAAGGACTTCGATTTTATCGCCATTTATATGACAAAGTTTACCTTCAGATATATTTATACTTCTTTTTTAACATTCTTTACCTTCCTATCGCATCTAGGATCGGTAATTAAGTATCTGCAGTATTCATTGCCATGATCGTAGAAATGATCACTCATATCTACGGGTATATTGGCATTCCTTTTTCCGTCTACGATTCTATTTGCCTTGGCCACGATACCTCTTTTTTGCTTTGTTACGAGAAGAAGCACTATACTTAGTATGCTGTCCTCTACCTTGTCTTGTTTTCTTTGGTCTTGCTTCGATTGTTGGAAGACCCATTGCAAATCTAGTTGCCATAATAATTAACCTGCGAATACGTTTGGTGAACCAGCTGCTACTGAAGTGCAACCGCTAATTCCATCTCCTACTCTACCACAACCTTTGCCATTTACAAAGACCGTAGAACTACCACTTGCGATGGCAGCACTATGTGGAGGGCAAGGAGAGCCTGGTTTTAAGTGTGTTGTGTTCTTATCTCCCTGTCGAGAAACAGGAATACCATTAGCGAAGACGTTACCACTACCCTGTGCTCTGGACATTCCAGAACAATGGGCAGCATCTGCATCTCCAATTCTTGTTACTGCTGGCATATCAATAATAGTTTGAAATAAAGGAACGTATACCTTCCCACTCATTATATATCTTTAATTCAAGTGTGAACACTGCTGGTGTCTGGGCAGTCAGATTACCTGCAGGACCACTCTCCCATTGTACAGTTACGGTGAAAGTTTCAGTTGTGTACGATGTATTGTCCTGATTGAGGTCAAACATTACCTTATCTGGGGGCATGTTAACCAGTCGCTGAACTGTCACAGGGGTAGATGACTTATCTGATTCTCCTTGCTCTACATACTTAAATTCGTCTACGAAAGGATCTTCTATTGAACCAGTAATTGATACAGATGTACTACCAGGTGTAATTACTAGGTCAGGTTGATTACCCTGTACAGACGCAGTAACATTGGTTACGTTACATACGTTAGGTGAAGCAACTGAACAAGAAGCACTCACTGTCTGGTTCATAGCAAAGTTAGGTCTAGTTATATCCGTAAGGAACGTTGTTGTTCCATCAGGTGTTATGGTGACTGCCATATGCTTCTGTTAGTAATCCTTTCTTAACTGCTATCTCGTACATTATACTATGTAAAGTCATATCGTATGCGTTCGTCCATGGTTGCGTCTTCTCATTCTCTATCCAACACTGAAGACTTCCGTACTGTGCCTTTGGTATATCGTCCCTAAACCATGAATCGTACTCAAACTGATATTTGCTCATTTCTTTTCTCGTGTCATTAACTCCTGCAAGTACTCTGCATATTTACTCATCTCCACATGGTCATTTACAGTATGTGGGGGTTCTGGTATCCTTGGTTCAAATTTAATAAGATGGTCGAAAGACGCAGGTAAGTCTCTGGCTTTCGTATGCCTTATGATTTCATCGTTATCTCTGATAACGAATTCTCCTTCCAGTGATTCCAGTCCTAACATGGTTTGTACTTCCTATGAGTTATATTTAGAGTTTAACGACGCGATTTTTGCCCTTTTGTTAGGACTCGCGATTTTTCACCAGTTTATATCTTCAAGCTCAGACAACTCAGAAACACTTTCTGTGCACTTCTGAAGTTCCTCTTCTTCTCTGAGCAATCTTGATTCGTGGTCGCATACAACATCGACCAGTCTCTCATACTCCTCATGACCAGGTCTTCGCATGAGTAGGTTAGACTTCCTGACTTTTTCTTCTAGTGCTTCTAATCTAACGAGAAGTTCTTCGTTTGATAAATGAGAGTTCATAATTCGTAAAGATGGTGTGATGGGTTTTTACTTTACTTTCGAGATAATCAATTACTCTTTCGAGTTGTTCGACCTTTTCTGTGAGTGTTTCTATTTGATTGACATAATACTCTTCAAGAGTTTTTCTACCATAATCAGTGTAGTAGATATGCGGTTGTTGTTTGCAATCGCCTGACATTGTTCCTCCTAGTTTTGCTTGATATCAAAATGCCACTTGATTGATTTGATATAATCAAACGTATCTTCCATGTACGTCTTATCTCCGATGTCGTACTTTCTTTCACATAGAAAGTTTCTCATCTGTTGTATACTGTCAAATACTCCGACTTGATCGAAGTGTTCGTTGTATAGGACGTATTGCATTA